TCTCGGGGTGCAGATGTCGAGGTATGACGGGTCGGGCATGCCGTAGCTGTTGACGCGGTACATGGTGATCTGCCGTTCGATGGCCACCTGACCCGATGCCAGCACCATGTACGTGGAGATACCGTCATGCAGCAGCAGGTTGCGTTCTTCCATGGTCCAGCGGTCCTTGAGGGCCGGAGGGAGGATGCCGGGCAGCACCAGCGTCTGTAGCGGGCGGGCCGGGTCGATGCCCAGCGAGGCCGTGGACACGATGCCGTCGACGGCGGCCCATATGTACGGGGGCGTGGGCGATGCGCCGATGCCCATGCAGGTGGCAAGCTGGGTGTTGGCGGACTGCCCATGTGCGGCGGTCTCGCCGTGGGTGCCCCGGAACGCCGTGAAGCAGAACCCCTCGGTCTGCTTCAGCGGCCCCCATCGCTTCGCCAGTTCGGCGTCGATGGCGGCGCGGCTGTCGGCGTCGGTGTACGGGCTGATGATGGCATGCCACCACTGGTCGCCGAGAGCGGCGAGCGCCGTCTCCATGGCCGGGTTGGCGGTACCGCCCGCGGGCTGGACCACGGACACGGTGAGCCCCTTGGGAGTCTCCTCGCCATGGTAGTTCAGCCGCAGGTCGATGGCGTTGCCTGTCTCCCCGGCCCACTTGCAGGTCAGGGTGACCACGGCGCCCACGGCCGCCCCCGTCATGGGCAGGTCCGCGCTGGCGGTGATGGCGGCGGCAAGGCGCGTGGCGATGTCCGCCGGCGTGTCGCCGGCGGTGACCGCGATGCGCACCCTTTCGCCCCCCACGTACAGGTTGAGCGTGCCGGAGACGTTGGCCGCCCCGGCGAGGGTGACGGTGCCGGAGGACTTCTGCCCTGCGGCGTCATCGTCGAGGGCGATGGCCCATGTCTCGGTATGGCTGTCCGCGTTCTTCAGGGCCGCGAACATGGCCGACAGCATGGAACCCCGACCGAACAGGGCCGCAGCGTGGTCGGCGGACAGCACCCGAACGGGGGTGTTGGCGGCCTGCGTTCCGGCGCCCAGACGTTGCCCCAGCACCATGACCCGGCGCGGGTCTTCAGGCGTGCCGGTGACGGCGCGGGTGTTGTCGAACTCCACGTAGGTGAGGGGAACGCGGATGTCCGACGGGATGGCGTTGAAACTGATGGTCATGGGCTATGCCTCCTTCGCGGCACGGGGGCGTGCGGGCTTGGCGTCTTGCGCGGCATGCGCGGTCTGGGGTGCGGTGTCTGCCGGGGCGGCGTCGCCTGCTGGTGACACATGGACGGCGTCGCCGTCCTGCAACCGGCGCACCCAGAAGGACGAACGACGTACCAGTGCCCCCTCTGCGGGTATGGGTTCGCCGGTGTCGGGGTTGCGGAGTACGCGCCCCTGAACGGGGGCGATACGGATCATGGTCATGGGTCGGTACCTCCAGCCCCTACGCCTCGCCCGCCAGTTCGGGAGGGCGCACGGGAAAAACGGTTGCGTCCAGCACGGTGCCGTCGGCTTCTTCCTGGGTCAGGCCGCAGGACAGGAAGTCCGGCAGCTGTGCCATGGCCTCTTCCGACAAGATGCCCCCGATGGAGATGCGCTGCCGCCAGCTTGCGGCCCACAGGGCCACGGCGTTGCCATCCAGTCTGGCCGAATACAGGTTGTCCACCTTCAGCGCCTCGGGGCGGGTCTCCACCTCGGCAAGCCCCCAGCGGTTGCCCTCTATGCACGCCAGCAGGGGCGGCAGCAGCGTGAGCGCCACGGTTTGCGCGTCGGCCCCGCGTCTGCCGGTACCCGCCACCACGAACGCGCCCCAGAGCACGTCCGCCGCTTTCTCGGAGCCTCGCGTCGAGACGCCGATGATGCCGAGGCAGGCCACGCGCACGGCGGGCGCGGCAGAGGCATAGCGGGCCAGTTCGGCCTCGTCGAAGCGGCCTGCGTGCCTCTCGACGCTCACCAGTTGGGGCACGGCGGCCTTGATGGCCACCACCATGGCGTCACGCACGGCCACAAGACTCATGACAACACCCCCGCCATCTCACGGTGCATCCAGTCATCGACGATGGCCACGAGGTCGGCCTCGTCGTCGCTGGACAACCCGAGATACGGCCGCTCCGGGATGGTCACGGCGGCCTTGCGTATCCACTGTCCGGCCACCCGGAAGCGCAGCCCGTTGCCCGTCTTCGCCTTCACGGTGCCCCCGAACTGGTGGATGGCCCCGTAGCGCAGGTTGGTGCCCACCTCGACCCCGCTGGCACCGGGCAGCAGGTCGTGGGTGATGGAGTCGCGCAGGCCGCCGCGGTCCACCAGCGTCTGCCCGCCTTCAGCCGCGGCACGCGCCGACGTGGGCCATTCGACGCCATCCGGCCCTTTGCCCTCTTCGAAGCGACGCATGGTCAGGGACACCACCGCCTCGCCCACCTCGTCCAGCACCTGCGGGAGCAGGCCCGGCCCCAGCGTGGCGGAAAGCAGCTGCAACCTGTGGCGCAGTGCGCCGTCACGGTAGATGACATCCAGAGACGCGCCGGACATCAGTAGTCCTCCAGCTTGCCGCGCAGCGGCGAAGGGGGGAACGAGAAGGCCACGCCGCCGCCGCCCGTGACACTGACGGAAGGGAGGTCAAGACGCAGGGATCCGTCTGCCAGCGCGGCCAGCAGCTTGCGCGCCTCTGCGCCGCGCCGCTCGAAGAGGGAGGCTTCGCCTGCACCGTTCTGCGGCAGGGCCGCCACGGCCAGGTCGACGCACAGCCTGTTCAACAGCGGCGGCACCGAGGCCAACGGCAGCAGGTAACGGCCACGCAGGGCGGCGTCCATTTCGCTGGACGCCGCCGCGAGTGCCCGCACCATCGCCGCGCGGTCCGGTTCACCATCGTCGCCCGTACCGGCGATGGTGTAGGAGGTCGCGCCGTAGCGCGCGATGATGTCGTCGGGCGTGGCGTACATTATGCGGCGTCCTTGGGCTGATGCTCACCCGCGCTTCCTGCGCCGGATTCGCCATCGCCGGCGGAAGACGTGGCCCCCGTATCGCCCGGCTGCCCGCCTTCCACGGCGGGCTTGGCACCGGCCTTGGCGTCCGCTCTGGCCTTGGTGTCGGCCTTGCCCTTGGCAGCGGTCCTGTCCGGTGCGGATTCGATCTCGACCCCCACCACACCCAGCGAACGCAGGGCGTGGGGCTCGTCGTCCATGGTCACGGTATCGCCGGGGGCGTATTCCCTGCCGTCGTGCCGCAGGCGGGAGAGCACTTCATATTCGGGCATGTCTGTTACCTCGCTAGGCGATGACGTTGCGGAGCAGGAAACCGGCCTCGGGCGCGGTGACGAGTTCCTTCAGTGATTCACCGGCGCGCACGCGGACACCGCCGCGCAGACCGATGTTGGGGTCTGCGATGGCACCCGCCACGGGCTTCCCGTAGGGCACGGTCATGCCCCATGTGACGCCCTGCCGCGTGGACGCCGCAGGGTCCAGATAGAGCATGGCGACATGCGGCCCCCATGTACGCACCAGTTGCGGGGCCTGCCCTTTGCGATTGGCGTTCACCCTGGCGTTGCCGATGAGCAGCCTGTCGATCTCCATCAGGCCCATGAACTGCTCGCGGGTGACCATGCCGCCCTGTGCACCGGGGTAGATGGCCTGCACGACCTTGGGGTGCACCCGCACTCTGGTCCATACCGGCTGGGACATGATGAGGGTGTTGGGGCGCAACAGGGGGGCTTCGAGCGACTCGTTGATCCTCGCCACGGGGTCCGACGTGGGGTCGCTGAACTGGCTGGTGCCGGACAGGGTGAGGGTGTTCTCGGCAGCGTAGTTGGCGGCATCCTGAACCTTGGCCGCCACGCGGCATTCGCGGTCCAGCCTGATGAGGCCCATGATGTACTCGACCGACTGCCCCCGGATGTCCTGATTCATCTTCGCCGCCTGATCCAGGTCGTCCTGTGGCAGCGGGTCTTCGAGGCCCCAGTCTTCGACCGAGGCTTCCAGTTCTTCGCTGGCCCACGTGACCTCGTTGGGGCGGCCCTTACGGCCCACGCGCGTGTCAGGACGGTTGAAGCTCTCCAGCCCGTAACGCTGGTACTTGAAGGTCTTGGTCCCGACGGGTTGCACGCGGGGCATCACCTGGTCGGCGATGTACGAGGTCTCGGGGTTGCGAAAGGCGATGGCGATGGCCGTCAGTTCAGGGCTGACGACGAAGGGTGCGGTGCCCATGGATGCTCCTTGTGGTTGTTACGCCGCGTAGCCGGGCGCTTTCAGGTAGGTGACGACGGCATCGACGATCCCGGCCTCGAGGGCGAACCCGACGATGCGCTGTCCCGTGGTGGCGGCGACGGCGCGCCCGGCTGCATCGCTGGTGAGGGGGGCGCCGGTGGCGAACGTGCCGCCGCACTGCACTTCGGGCAGGCCGGTCATGGCCACGTCGGCACGGCCGTTGTCCTGCTTGCCGAGTTCATCGGTGGTGCCGATGAGCGGTTCGGTCGGCCCGGCGGCCTGCTTGACCATGCCCGCCGTGGCAGTGAGGGCCACGATGCGGTAGGGGGCCAGCGATCCCGACACGTCATAGGTCTTGTAGATTCCGGGGTTGGACATGGTGGGCTCCTACTTGTCCCGGCCCGCCTTGACGGCGGCCACGGCTTCGGTGGTGGTGATGACGATGCCGTCGCGGGCCTGACGTTCGCGGAACGCCACGGCACGGTCGGCGACCTCGTCGGGGGTCAGGCCGCCGATGCCTTCATCGCCCACCTTGGCGGCCGAGCGCTCGGCGAAGTCCACCTGCACGGGCAGACGGGCGAGAAAGGTCTGAAGATACGCCTGCGCTGACACGGCTTGTGCGGCGTCGCCTTCGCCGAACGTCACGGTGGAGTCTTCGGGCAAGGCGGCCATGAAGTCGACGAGGCCTTCGGCCTGTGCGGGCGTGAGGCGACCGGACGAGATGGCGGCATCCACGGATCGCGTGGCATCGGCCTTGCGCTGCTGTGCGGCAAGGGCGGCCTCGCGTGCTTCCAGTCTGGCGAGGCGCTCGGCGAAGTCGGCCGAGGCCGAGGCCGGGTCGAGCTTGACCTCGACCCCTTCAGGGGAGGCGGGAACGGACTTGGGCACGGTCTTCTCCTTCTTATGGTTGGCGTGGGGATTACGCTCGGCGAAGGACGGGTCGGGCCCGGCCTCGACACGCACGCGGGTGGCGTCTTCGGCGGCCCAGTCGAGTTCCCATGCGGGCAGGAGGTCGTCGGCCGTCTCGCGACCGTCGCGCTCGATGACCCACTCACGCACGCGGCGCAGCATGTTGACGATGCGACCGAGGATGCCGGCTGTCTCCTCTTCGCCGAACTCCACGGTCACGAACTCCTCGTCGCCGCCCGCGAACTGCACGGGGGCCAGCCCTTTCACCGCGGGCGGCATGGCGCCGAGAAAACCCACGTGGCGCAGATAGTAGACGCCGGGCTTGGGGTTGTTGGGGGCGTCCGGGCGGTAGAAGCTGGCGGACACCTTCTTGTACCGTCCGGCCTCGACCTGTTCGGCGAACGCCGCGTCGAGTTGGTCGGGTTGTGCCAGCAGCGACCCCCCCTGTGCGGACAGGGCACGCACCCAGCCATAGGCCGGGGCGTCGGTCGTGGGGTGCCCCACGACCAGCGGAGCCTCGTGCAGGGCCGGGTCGTAGGCGTCGGCACTGGCGGCGAGGTCCGCCTCGCGGAACTCCAGCGGCTCGCCCTGCATGGGGGTGTGCCTTCCGGCACGGAAGATTTCGATGGGTTTGTTGGGCATGGCCTCCTCCTGATTGCGTTCGGCGCGGGGTGCGCGAAGCCTCAGGCATCGGGATGCCATGCGGAAGGGCGTGGGTCTTTTAGCGGTGGCGACAAAAAAAAGCCCCCGGAGGGTGGCCGGGGGCTTCGACAGTCGCGAGGGGCGTAGTGGTTTCGGCAGGACTACAACGACTCCGCGACCCATGGCAAGGGGGGAGGCGACGCGGAGGCGTTCATGAACGTTCACGAACGGGTCGTGTGCGACGAACGCGCCGGATGCGGGTCATGGCAAGGGCATGCTTAGGCGTGCGCCTCAGAAGCCGTTCTTGACGATGCCGCCCCTTCGTCCTATGCAGAAGATGCCGAAGGTACGGGTCGGGATGTGGCTCCGACAACCCGTGCCGGGTGGCTGCGCGGCCACATCGCGTAACGCCGACCACCTCCTTCCCGCCTCATTCCCTTCTTCAACGAGGTAGCGATGGCTGACTACATGTTCGTGCTCGGTACTACCGAAATCGAGTTCGACCCGGACAAGGATGAGCTAAATCGCACCAAACACAAGTATTCTCTTAGCTGCGCAGCGGACATTATTGAGAGCTACATGATAGGGCGTATCGCCTGCATCTTTAGCGATGAATACGCTGATGAAGGCGTACACGATGAGCCGCGCTTTCAGATTCTAGCCGAATATGAAGGCAAGGTCGTCCAAGTCGTCTGCACATGGAGAAACGAGGGGAAGACCGTGCGCATCATCTCAATGCACAGGGCGAACGACAAGGAATGTGAGGCGCTCTATTCGGAGCTACGAGCGGTTTACGGCTCCTGATTTCTCGCCCACAGCAGCTTGCCCACGCGCTGGTTGTTCAGCACCCCCGGCGTGGAGGCGGGCACCAGCGTCCACCCCACGAACGCCCCTTTGACCACGTTGGCCACCAGATACAGGCTCTGCCCTCGCGTGCCTGCCTGAACGCGCTTGATGAACCGCTTGCGCAACTCCACCCGCCCGGTCACCTCGTGTTCATCCAGAGTCATCCAGACCTCGAAGGGGTCGGCCAGTATCTCGGGGATGAACGGCACCCAAGGGCTGCGGCCCGGAGCCACGTGCCCGGCTACACCGGCCACGGTGAGCAGTACGCTGCCGCCGGGCGTGTCGAAGGTCTTCTCCTCACCACCCAGCACCTTGCGCACGATGGTGGACATCTCGTCGGCGCTGTCCGTCTTCTTGGCCAGTCTGGCCGTGGAGGCATCCACGGGAACGTCCTTGGGCCTGCCGGCCGTGCGCCAGTCGCCGGGGGTCAGCCTGCGCCACTTGCCCCAACTGCCGTCATCACGCGAGGCCCGCACCGTGGACTCGGGCAGTTGCGCCCCCGTGGCCGCCTTGCCGGGGTTGTACGCCCAGCCGGGGTCCACCCCTGCGACCGTGCGCACCTCCTTGAGTCCTTCCGGAGTCTGCAACGTCACAGTGCGCCACTCGTCCGGCGGAGGATTCCACACGGCCCAGCCATTGGCCTCCAGTTCCCGGTCTGACACCGTCTGTGCCGAACAGCGGCACCCCCACCCGTTGGGCGGCCAGTGGGTAGACCACCACGGATCATCGAGCGGCACCACCTTGCCATGCCAGATGCGGTGTTCCTGACGGGTCTTGCTGTCGAGCGTGGCCACGTACCGGGCATAGGGCCGACGCGCCCTGGTGCGCTGTGCCTGTTCCCATTTGCCCGCCATGTAGGCGGTGCGGACGTTGGTCTGGAAGATGGTGCGGGTGCGCCAGCCGCGCGAGCCTTTGTAGCTCCAGCCGTGGGCCGCCACCAGTCTGTCGAAGTCCTTGCGGAACTCGGCCAGGGTGGTGCCCTGTTCCAGCCCCTTGCGCACGGCCTCTTGCAACCCGGCCAGCAGGTCGTCCTGCATGGCCCCCGCCACCACGAAGGCCTTGGCGTGGGCTGCCTCCATGAGGTCGGTGTAGTGGCGCGTGGGCAGGCGCACCTTGCCGTTGTAATAGTCGATGGCCTCACGGAACGGCGTGTCGCGGGCTACGGCGGCGGCGCTCATGCCCCTGCCTCGTCGTCGGGGCCTGAGGCGTCCTGTCGCGCGTCGGCCGAGGCCATGCCCGCCAGTCGTGCGGTGGCCAGTCCCCCGGCGAGCAGTCGGGCCATGTCATCCAGCCCCGCCAGCGGGTAGCGGGCGAGCAGCCGTTCGCTGAACATGGCGAGGTCGCCGCCGTGGGACGCGATGTCGTCCATCAGGTGGAGCACGTCGTCCACCATGGCGGTGCTGGCCTTCTCCGCCAGATCCGACAACTGGTCGGCCAGATCGTCGGCTTCGTCCCTCGACATGGGGGCGGCAGACTCTGCGAACGCGGCGGGCGACCCGGCTTGCCGGGATGTCGCCCCGGCCTTCTGCCACTCCGGGCCATACCTGCCTTCGACGGCCGCGTCCTTCAGTTCCAGACCCATGGCATGGAGCTTGGTGTCACGGTCGAGCTGCGCCGCTTCGCGCCCGTCATCCACCTTGCGCCATACGTTGGGCGGCTTGGCCCCCGGCCAGTTCCATTCTGTCAGCCACTTCGCAGGGCCTTCGTTGAACGAGGCGCACAACAGGTCGCCGTCGCTCTTCACCAGTTCAAGGCGCACCATGTTGTGCACCTCCGCCGTGCCGGAATACTGGCCTATCTTGCTCGTGCCCGTCTGCGACAGGATGACCTTGGCTATCTCGTCATCCCAGTAGCCGAGGAACGCGCTGAAGTCTCCGGCCCCCTTGGATGTGGATTCGATGAGGGTGATGTCGAAGCCTTCGGGCACGGCCACCGCCCCTTCGCTGCGTAACGCCTGGGCGGCCGCCAGCGCCTTGCGCTTGTCCTCGTCGGTGGCGTTGGCCGGGTAGGTGGATTTGGAGGGAGGCACGCCGTACCTGTCCAGGTACGTGGCCCAGAACTTCGCCCCGTTGCGCTTCAGGAACACCGGCCACCACAGGCTGTGCCCCAGACCCCGGCCATAGGGCGTGTCGTCATCGTCCGCCCCCCACGTGGACAGCCAGAACTTGCGGGGCGGCATGGGGATGCAGGCGGCCGTGGCGACCTGCCGCAGCAGCAACCCACCCTCCGGGCTATAGCCGAACCGCCACGGCTTGCGGACGCGCACGGCATCGAGGGTGACGTGTGCACCGTCGCGCCCCCACATGCACTCGGCGACGGAGTGGCCGTACAGCAGCCCCATGTGCATGCGGCGGGTGATGCGGTCCCATTCCAGCGCGGCCAGCATCTCGCGCAGGAAGTCGGCGGCCATCTTGTCCGCCTTGTCCGGGCCGCCCGGCTCGACCACCCACTCTGTGGCGATGAGCGCGTCCAGCCTCTGCCCCATGAGGCTCTGTACCTGACCGTCGCGGAGCAGCTTTTCGTATTCGCGCAGGTCGCCACCCAGAGAGACGAGGACCGTATCCGTGGGAGGCAGGATGTCGCGCACATAGGCCGTCAGGTCCAGAGAGCCGGGCGACAGCTCGTCGTATTCCGGCTTGGCGGGTGCCGCGTTGGGGTTGGCCAGCGCATGGATAGCCTTGCTCACAGGTCGAACCTCCTCATGCCGGAATGGTAGTGCATGGTGTCGCCCTCGGGGTCGATGTCGCCGAACCGCCCGGACCAGCGTCCCCGGTCGAGTCCGGAATGTTCCTGCCCGGGCGTCATGATTTCGATGGAAACGGCCTCTGTCCGGCTGGCGGCGTAGGCCAGCACGTCGGCGATGGCACTGTCACCATGCCGCCGTGCCTTGCCGCCGGAGGTGTCGCCCTTGGGCAACTGGGCGATGCCGCGCACCAGCTTGACCGCCCGGTGGTCGGAGATCACGTCCGCGTCACGGGGGACCAGGATGTTCCCATCCTCGAACGCCGCCTTCCACGGGGGCATGTTGTCGCGGTACCACCCCTCGCTGAACTTCACCTGATCGATACGGTTATGCCCGTAACGCTGCGCGGCCACTTCGGCGAGGTAGGCCCCGTTGCCCGTGGCGTCGAGCTTGCCCGCCACGAAACGCGGCAGTCTGTCCACCACGTAGAACAACACCTGACGCTGCTGCTCGAAGGGGATGTTGCGCATCTCCACCACGAAGGGCGGACGGCGCACCATGTCCTGCGACACGGCCAGCGGCCAGATCACCGAGAGGTCGCCAGACCGGGCGAAGTCCTGCCCGAAGTAGTGCCGTAGCGACGGGTCGCACCCCGCCAGCAGGGGGGCCAGCAGGTTGTCGAGGAAGTCGCGTGTTTCGGCCACGCGCAGGTGTTCGGGCAACTCCGCGAAGCTGGACGGTTGTTCCCACCGCACCACGGGGATGGCGGGGTCGGAGCGCAACTCCAGCAGAGCCAGCGGCAGGTAGGCCCCCGTGCCGCGGCTGGGCACGCAGAACAGTTCCTCTTCCGCGCCCTCGCCGTAGAAGGCCACGATCTCGCCCCGCCATCTGGCCTCGGCCTCCGGCGTCCATTCCTTACCGGCCTTCTGGCAGATGCGCCTGTACAGGCCCTCCGCCAGTGCGCGGTCGAAGTCGCACCGTAACAACTGGTAGGGCCGTCTGCCCGCGCGGATGTCGGTGACCAGGGTGTTGAACGGGTTCTCGTCGCCATCGTGGGTGGAGATGACCAGCACCTTGCCACCCCAGATGAGCAGCGCGAAGGCCGCCTTCAGCAGTTCTTCGAGGCTGTCGTGGAACGCCGCCTCGTCGAGGATGACAAGGCCCTGCATGCCGCGCAGTGCGCGGGGCATGGACGGCAGGGCCACCACCTTGCCCGCCGCCGTCTCCATGCGGAAGGCCTTGATGTCCTGGTCGGGCCGTTCCGGGTCGCGGAACAGGGTCTCGCCCACGGACACGGCCCCCACCTGCAACACCTTGGCCCAATCGCCGCAGTATTCGATGAACTCCCGCGCCATTTCGAGGTTGTAGCCCATGTAGAACACGTCCATGCCGCCGTCCTGACGACAGCGGGCGGCGTGTTCCACGGCGATGGCCGCTGCGGCCCACGAGTACCCGGTACGGCGGCTCTTCTCGACCACTGTCACCTGTGCGGTGCGCACGGTCTCGCGCAGTTCCCACTGGTACGGCAGGAAACCCGCGGCACTCATACCGAACAACCTCCCAGCACGGCCTGCATCATCTGGTCGATGACCTCTCCCGACACCCCTGCCTTGCGGCCCACGTCGGACATCGTGGTCGCCGCCTTTCTGGTGGCCACCTTGGTGGCCTCCTCGCGGATGCGGGCGATCAACTCGGCGTCCGTCTTGGCCGCCTTGGACAGGTGGTCGAGCGCTTTGGCAAGCAGCATGGCTCCCATGGGGTTGAGCGGGGAGTCGTCGCCACCCTCCGCGCCGTCATCGGCCGCGCCTGCTTCGGCGTTGGACACGATGTCGAGGATGACGGAGTGCATCAGCTCGACGTTCATGCGGGCCGTCTTGCTTTCGGGCGCGTCGCCCAGCCGCTGCACCAGCGCCTCGGCCACGGCGCGGCTGCGCCGGATGCGCTCACCCACCTTGTCGATGTGCTGCTTGTAGCGATGCAGCGCGCTACGGCTGACCTGCACGTCGAGTCCGGCCAGCGCCTCCAGTATCTCGTCCAGCGTGCGGCCCTGATCCAGCAACGCGCCGATGCGTTCGCGGACCGCGGGCGGCAGCCGTTTGATGGTGCTCTTGCGTGGCATGGCGGACACCTAGTCGTCGCCCGGCATGGGACGTTTGACGCCGGGCACCACAGCCACGCCCTCGGCCACGTCCTGCCCGCGCGCGGTCAGGGCGGCCACGGTCAGGTCTGCCCCGTTGCCCGCGCCGGTGGTGGAGACGAGGCCCTGTTCCGACAGCCAGGCGAGGTCGCCCAGCACCACGTCGTGGCTGACGGCGTGGCCGAGGTCGCGCAGGGCCGTCTTGAGCACATAGTGATTGGTCTCGCGACCGGGGGCCCCGGACAACAGGCGCAGCACGCACAGGCGGCGGTCCTCGGTCAGTAGCTTCTGGAACGACATGGACACTCCTATCGGTCACGCCCGTTCTTGGTGACGTGGTAATCGTTCAGCATGGAGACCTGCCGGGAGACGGACTTCAGCAGTTCGGCCTGTCCTTCGGCTCGGGCGTTGGCCGCCTTCAGCTCGCCGCTGATCTCGGCGAGTTGGACCATGACGGTCTGCATGTCCTTGGACGTGGGAGCGGTCTCCACCGCGCCCGCCAGCCCGGCCACGCGGGTATCCATGCCCGCGATCTGCGTCTCGATCGTGGTGTGGCAGGCGTTGCAGTCGGCCCTTGTCACGTATTCCCGGCGTAGCGACCACATCAGCCACGCAAGCAACCCCTGCACCACCAGCACCACCAGCGGCACGATGACGCCTGCCCACTGCACAATCAGGTCAGCGTTCATCCGCACCCCCTTCGGTAGCCTGCTCGGCTTGGGCCTGCGCGTCGTAGCAGCGCAGGGCCGCTTCCAGCGCCTTGACGTGGGTGCGGACCATCAAGTGGCGCGCCGTCAACGCCTCCACGTTGTCCACCCCGTCGAACGGCGCATCGCCATCGACGCGTCCGGCAGCGTCCGCAAGCTGGGCCGCCGTCATGTCCGGCGGGTGCGGGCACGGGGTGAGGCTGTGGCGGACGGTCAACATGGTGGGCGGCGCCGCCTGGGGAGCGGTGGCGCAACCCGCCAAACTACCAAGAGTTGAGCATATCAGCAGCAGCGCGGCGCGTTTCATGATCCACCACCTTCGCGGTTTCTTCGGGGGTTCGGGCGCGCGGAGTGGCGCGGGCCAGCATGGACCGACGAGCGGCCTCGCTGGCCACATAGTCGCGGTGCAGTGCCTGTGTGGCGTTCACCTGTCTGGACAGGGCGGCGATGGTGGCATTGCTGGCGCGCTGGTCGGCCAGCAGCAGGTTGTTGGCCGTGCGCTGGGTGGCCAGAGCGTGCCGGGTGACATCGTGTGCGGACTGTTCCGCTGTCAGGGCGATGCGGGCGGCTGCCAGGTCGCCGCGCAGCCACAGCCCCCAAAGGAGCAACGCCAGCACGAGCAAGCCAGCACCGCCCCACAGGGCCGCGGTGAGTTTGGATACGGGCATCAGAGTCCTCCGATCTCCATGTCGCGCGGGGCTGGAGCGGTTGCCGTCCGGTCGGGCGCGGGTGCGATGACGTCAGAAAGACCGGTGTCGTAGCCGTGCGCACCCCACAGCCCGCCGGAACCCAGTTCGAAGCGGCTCTGCGCCGCCTTGGCCCCGCAGGCCATGCCAATCAGCGATACTTCCGGCCATCCGATAGGCAGGTAGCACCCTGCCGCCAGCATGCCGATGATCCATGCGCCCAGCACGATGATGCAGACCAGCACGGACATGATGCGCATACAACTGGTGCCGCCCGTGTGGTCGCAGAATGCGTCTCCAACCAGGGCTGCGGCGCGGCGTATGATTTGTCGCGGTGCGGACGGCATCACGCCCACCCCTCGGCGGCCAGCTGATGGCACCAGCCGCGCAAGCTGCCGGTGCGGTTCAACCACCCGGAGAGGAACGCGCGATAGTCGATGACCGTGCCGTCGCTCGTCCTCTGCGGCGGGCGTGCCGCCAGTTCGCGGTAGAACCTGTCGCGTTCGGAGATGACGACATCGCACACCGCCAACGCCCCCCCGGCGAGCTCGCCGCACAGGGCCTGCACACGCCCCAGAGTCTGCGGCCCGATGCCTCCATCCACCGCAACAGACCGGGCGCTGAAGGTATTGCAGGCCATCTGCAACTGTCGCACAGCGCGGGGAGCCCCCTGGTTGACGGCAGCGTCATAGACGGCGACAGCCACCAACGGTGGCAGCCTATGGATGCGGGGAGTGACCCAGAAGTGTAGCCGGAACAGGTCGGCCGCGACCGCGGGGGTCACGGCACGGATGTCGTCGGCGTCGATGTCGCCATCGCCGTCGATGTCCGCCCCGATGGTGCGTAGCCACCGGAGCGACACGCCCCGGTTGGTGATGCCACCGGGATCGTTGGGGTGGTTGACGAGGCCCCCTTCCCAACGGGCTACGAACGCCTGTGCCCTGTCGAAGATATCCTGCATTGCTCCTCCCTTGCGTTGCGGCCTGGCGCTTTGCGGTCGATCCCCGTAGGGGCTCGGGACTCGCCCAACGGGGACGGTCCTGCGGACCGCCTTCGGTCGCAACGACAAGGCCCACCTTAGGTGGGCCTGCGGGGAGCGTCTTTTAGCCGACGCGAAAAAAAAGCCCCGCCGGAGCGGGGCTATAAATCAACCAAGGCCAGGCAACATTGCCGCATTGTTGGGGACCTCACTTGGTATCTCAGCAAGAGAGAAATGCCTTAAGTCGGGACGGGGTGCTCCTACTCCAACAACTACAGCATATTGAATGCGGGCTTCAGTGTAATAAACGTCAATCTGAAGATTGATGAAATAAGGCACCTGCTGCTGATCTAATCGATTTTCAAGGGCAGCGAGCAGATTTTCTTTCACTTCAGGATCCAAGCGCTCGAGAAGTGCCGTGGTCTGTTTGTTGCCTTGACTAATTAACAGACCAGGAATTGCATTCTTCAACGATAGTCCTAGCAGCGAGAATTGACCATCTCCATGGACATATCGAGTAACCTGCTCACCTCTAGGCACACGAACTTGAGGCGCTACCTCTCTTTTGGTCAGCGGCTCACCACCTGCGACTGCAACGGTTTCTCCTCTACGCATTCCCTGAACTAATCGTCGGATGGGGCGCATCGGTTCGTGGCCATCCTGAACGGCTTGCTGAACAACCATGCTAACGGTTTCAAGAGCCTTGTTATAAAACTCATGCGTTCTGTCATCTTGCCTGGCTCTCATGACACGGGCAAAAACGTAATATCCGGTTGTCCCCACAATCGCTAAGGCGATAAGTCCGGCGATATATTCTGGTGGCATGCGTTGTATAGCCTCTTTCAGTACCTCAGTAAAATCTGGGGTAAGTTTGGTACTGCCTTCAGAGGATTTGACTTTGATGAGGGGGGCGCGGCGCGGTAAGTCAACATATTGAGCGTACACTGTGTCCAGTTCTTTCTGCAAGTCCAGAACGAATGCAGCACTCCGGGCGTCAATTCGGTCATCTCGTCCTTCTCCACGGACAACGACAGAAAACGCGACGTTCAGTGAGTCTAAATCAACATCTTCCCAAGTCGCCTCATTCAATTCCACCGCTCCGGCATGCACTAACAAATCATCAATCGATTGAATTGTTGCAGGCATATTGCATCCTTATGAAATTTAGCAGTATCAAAAGCCACAGCACTAAAACACAATATGTACCATCAACTTCTGCGCGAATCCTAACAGGTCGCAACACCGTTAGGATCGGTCGGTGTTGGCCGGAAGCATTTGTGTTCTTTGAGCGGTAATATCAGGCAGCACCACTACCTTTTCCCACGCAAAAGACTTGCTGCCGTCAGGCTCACGCACTACGCCGGGTCCCTCAAGTGCCGCGTTCTTGATGCCCAGCACACGATCCTGATTCGGGAGCACCCCTATTTGCAGGCCGTACCTTCCCGCTCTTAGGCCGTTCTTGTAGACGCCGGGGAACCAACTGGCGAAGCGTCCATCCTTCACTACCACATCCATGGATGCGGGGTAGTCCAAAGGAGCATCACCAAACAGGCCTTTTCGTTCGGGGGTAAGCTGAAGCAGGAGTGCCGACAGCTTGGTGCCGTCAGGTAGAGTCGTCTTTCCCGTCAGGACCAGCCGCCCTTCTTGCGTGTACGTAACACCTACGTCAGAAAACGATGGCGTTATGTCCAGCGAGCAAGCACAGACCGTGACGAGCAGGGCCAAGCACAGGGCAAACAGACTCGACTTGTGAAACATCCTGCCTTCTCCGCAAAACAGCCGACGTCGGCTGTTTTGTTTTTGGCGCACCCAATGTTTACAGCACATTACAGAAAAATACGTTTGCAAAACAGCCGATGTCGGCTGTTTTGCCTCTCGCGCATCTACCGCCTGTTGAGGTGCTCAGGCGGCAAACCGTACTGCTCGATGTCCGTCAGCGGGTCCATGTCCTGTAACGCCGGTTCCGTGCGCGTGTGCTTGGGCCGCTTGCCCTGCGGGGAGGGCGCTGTCCCACGGGACGCGTCTACCTGCGCCCGCAACGTGGCGTTCTCGCAGAACAGTCGTTTGTTCTCTTCGGTCAGCCCCCTGATCTCTTCTTGCAGGCGTGCATTGTCATCCAAGGCCCGTACCCATTCCATCCGGTAGCGTTCCATGTCCGAGCGCAGCCGCTCTTCAGTGTCGGCTGAAGAGGATGGCCGGGGGCAGGGTGGGCAGACGGCAGGCTGTGAGGGCTCTTGAATTTCGAACATGGGGCCGACGCCCATGAGTAACCACGCAGGGGACACGCCCGTTTTCGTGCACACGAGGGATGCGAAAGAGACGTCAGGGGTACGTTCGTTCCTTTCATAGTTCCCGATAGCGCGAAGACTCACGCCGAGCCTTCTTGAAAAATCCCCTTGGCTCTCTTGGCCTCGTACGAGTTTGAGGCGTTCTCCAAATGTCATAGGCACAACCATGCACTTAAGGTGCTCATTTGGGCTTGACTTGATTCTCGTTTGTGCCTAATCAAAAGGCACGGACGGGTAGCAAAAAGCACTAGCAAGCACGACGCTACCAGCCCGCCGGGTCAGGGTCAACGCCACTTTTAGAGTGGGTTCGGACAGAGAAACGCTTTTCCTGAAGCGAGTCCGAACAAGCAAGCGAGGCGAGCGAACGTGCAAGTAACCCACCTATCCCTCTTTGATGACGCCAACCGTAAAGCCGAGGAGCGCAGCCGCAAGGCCATGCGGGCCGCAGGCTTCGTCAGTGCACTCAAGGGCGCCATGTTCCGTTCGGCCAAGGCCAGTGCGCTCTCTCGCGACCAGATCGTGGACGAGATGAACGAACTGGCAGCCGCAGCAGGGAAGCGTCTCACACAAGGCCGGGCCAAGGGCATCGCCCGAGACACGCTCGACAAGTGGCTGGCTTCGGAAGACGCGGAGCATGTGCCGGGTATCTACGCCGTCCACGTCTTCTGTCTCGCCCTCGACGACCCGACCCCCCTGCGTTTCTGGCTGGATTCGGGCTTTGGCGAGAAGACCGCCGGTCCGGAGACCCTCAAGCTGGCGGAGTACGCGCGCGGCGTGCTGGAGCACAAACTGCGCACAAAACGCCAGCGACACCTTGAAGACGAACTCATCTCGAAACTGGAGGGAACACGATGAACGCGCTGCCCGTGCAAACCGCCCTCGGCAAGGGGCGCGACTGCATCCAGCTTCAGGCCCACCTGCGGGGTCTTGGCCTGTCCATGTCCGGGGTCTCCCGTGCCGTGGGCATCCATCATAGCCTTGTCCGAAGCACACTGTGCGGCACAGCGAACAACCGCAAAGTGCTGGCATACCTCATCAAGAAAGGTGTCCATCCTCGCGTGTTGTTCCCTATGGCCTATGTGGCACCGGATGAATACCGCCCCGCCATCGACAGGCTCGTCGAAGACATGGAGGACCTTGGCGTGCAGCTGCCCGCGTTGCAGCACCGGAGGGCCGCATGATGGCACTTCGCGTTGGCCCCCCCCCTATCCGGTGCCGCGTCGAGCGCCCCCGGAACTGTTGCCGCGTGAAAGTGTCCGCCATAGGCCCGGCAGGCAGGGCGGAAACTCATGTCCACCCGTACCGACTTGCTCAGGGTTATCTGCTGGTTATGGCCATCGCCGGGGGTGCCGCATGAGCGAGTTCTGCATCGTGGATGCGGCCCGCACCCGCCAGACAGGCCTTGTGGTGATGGTCTCGCAGCGATCGCACTGGACCATGAACGTGGACGATGCCGCCCGCATGGGGCTGTCCGCAGCCAACGCCCTATGCGCCGAACTCCACACGGATGCCCGCGTCGTGGGGGCAGACACCCTGCATGCTGCCGCCGTGCGCATGGTGCCTGTGGGTACGCACGCCGTGGCCGACCTGGGGCATGTGCTGGGCGACACCGAGGCCGTCATCATCGACGTGGATGCGAAGGAGGCCGCATGACCGCCGTCATCCTCATCGGCGGACTCGACCGTCTGCACGGCCAGTACCGTCGTGCGGCAGCAGAGCGCGGAGTGGATCTGCGTTGCTACACGGGGCGGGAGGCCGACCTAGCAGACCGTGTCAGGTCGGCTACGGCCGTGCTGGTGGTCACCAGCGTCGTCAGTCACCGCGCCGTCAACATCGCCCGGTCACGAGTGGAAACGCCCATCATACGGTTGCGCGGGGCTGGAGTTGGACACGTGCGACGCGGCATCACCCTCGCTTTGCAACAGCTTGCCGCGCTGGCTTGTCTGCTGCTGATACTCACGGCTGATGGCAACCCGACCAGCAAGTTTTCAGTCCCCTTCCGCATGGTAGACGGCATTTCACAACCCTTTCCGGTTCCACATGTCACACCTTGGGAGCAAGAGGGCTAGCCATGTCAGACGTCAAGACCTTCATCGCCGACGTGGACCGCATGCGCCAGCTGCAACGCCGCTATTTCCGTACCCGCGATCTGACGACACTGGATGCCGCACGAGAGCAGGAGCGGCTCGTCGACGAACAACTGGACCTGTTGATGGGCCGACAACAGCCTTGCCTGCCGGGGCTTTCCTGTGGAGGACGCCATGGACACGCCTAGCCATGATCATCACGCGGACTATCTGGCCAGCCTTGAAGCAGACCGCGCAGAACGCGAACAGGCCGAGTGCGTCCGTCTGACCGCAGCCTTGGGCGATGGTTGGCAACCCTCGCGCCCCGCTGATGTCCGGGCATGGGACGTGGCCCCGCCTCCCAAATTCAAGAAGGACTACCCCGGTCAATTCGTGCGTGTCCTGGATGTGCCCCGCTATGGATACGGCCTCGGGCACGACGCCGTGCCGGACAACGCTGTCATGCAGATCCGCACACGCATCACAGGGGCTGGCAGCGGCAATGAAACCATTCTGAACTGTGATTGGCACTGCCCCTGTTGCGGGCACGCTCACGGGAAGGAGATCAAGGAATCCGCCATCGCCGAGGGCAAGGTGCAGTTCCTCTCCCCCGGAGTGGAATCCAGCGGCCTGCGGGCATCCTTCTATCTGGCGGCCCCATACACCCATGACGATCCCGATGTCCGGCAACAACGATGGCTGGACGCCACACGAGCGGCGGCATGGCTGATGCGTCAAGGGCACATGGTGCTGTCTCCCATATCCATGGGGCATCCCATGACCGTCATGGGAGCGGATGGCGACTGGACGGCTTGGCAACAGGCGTGCCTTGCCATGCTGGAGGCCTGCGCGTGCATGGTCATCCTGCATGTCCCCGGCTGGGAGCAGTCCGTCGGCATCGCGGCAGAGGCAGACCATGCCCACAAGATAGGCATGCCGTTGTGGCGACTGGCCCCTACGGATGACGGTCAGTACCGGCTTGAAGCCGCTGGCAAGGTACGGTGGTGGTAGCCATGACCAGAGAAGCGACAACCAACGCGGCGACACTGCGCTGCCTGCGCATCGTGGAGATCATGGCGGGCCGGGTGCTGGATGGCCTGTCCAACAAGGAGCTTGCGGACGCACTCGGCAGCCCTCCCCCCACTGTGTCACGGGATCTCGCCACGTTGCAGGCTGCGGGGTGGGTCCAGCGTCTGGAGACCGGGCGTTGGTCGCTGACCCCGAGGCCGCTGCAAATCGCCCAAGCTTACAGCAATCAGGTGGAGCGGAACACACTCCGCATCGCGCAACTGAATCAACGCATCGTCGCCGGGGCTCTTGCCCTTGGCCAGCAATAACAACGGAGCACGATATGACGACGCCCGAAACCATGACCGCAGCCCTCAACTCCGCAGCCACCCCTGCCCGGCGTGGCCGACCGGCGACCAGCGCAATGCCTGTCGAACCGCTTCCAGACCTTCCCGGCGTCACCGCCTCCATCGACGCCACGCGGCAGGTGGCCACCACGCTGGCGGAGGCCGTGACCGCACAACAGGTGCAATTGGCCGAGATGGTGGGTCAGCTGCGAGCCTTCGATTTCATGACCCGCTTCACGGGGCTGGCTCGCCTGAAGTTCCTGGCCGAACTCAAGGCGACCAAAGCCTACAAAGGCCAGAAGGCAATGAGTCCCAAGGGTGAGCTGGTGGAGATGACCAGCTTCGAGGACGTGTGTGAGGTGCTGGGCATCAGTGTATCCAAGGCCAAGGAGGACCTTCAGAACCTCGCCACGTTCGGCGAGGACTTCCTGGAGGCTTCACAGCGCCTCGGCTTGGGGTATCGCCAACT